CCCTTCTGCTTGCTTGACTGCTGTTTCTGTTGGTACTGTTGGTTGTATTGCTTCTGCTCCTTCCACTCCGAACTGTCTGGCTACGAGTGGGTTAAAAGGTAAGTTAATATCTGGTGTTATTTGTAGAGTGTTTGCTGGTGTTTGTAATGGCGAACTAACGGGAGGCTCTACTGTGGTATTCTGTACCTGCCCTCCTTGTTGTGGGTTTAGTTGTTGGGTGTTAGTCCGCCGAGGTTCCCCCCCATTTGGTTATATGTTCCTACTCCTTGGTTAATGGACTGCCCACTATAACCTGCTGCGGCTGCTGGTGAAATACCTGCTGCTGCTAACATAGCGGCTTGCTGGCTCTTCATCGCATCTATCTGTCCTAACTGAACTGCTGCTTGTGCTGATACTTGTGCTCCTGTTAGTAGAGAGTTAAGTGCTTGGTTGTATATCGCATCTACCTCTGCTTGTTCTTGGTATTGTAAAGCCATCAATAGTTCTTCTTCATACTTTGCTTTCTGTAAGTCTGCTCTGGCTATCTCTGTTTGTGCTGGTTGTAATGCTTCGGCCATTCTTTGTTGTTGACCAAGGTTCATCTTCGCAGCGGTAGCAGCATCAGCAACACCAGCCATAGCGGCTTGTCCTCTGTAATATGCTTCTCGTTGTTGTCCTCTCACAGGCTCAATAAGTTGTGCTTCCAAGTTTGCTCGTTCCTCATCAGTCAAACCAAGCAACCCAAGTTCCTGTCTTCGTTTAAGGTCTTGTATTTGTTCTTCTCGGTATAGGTCATACTCGCTTGGTGCTCCAAGAATATATCCACCGATACCACCAGCAAGGGCACCAACCCCTGCTCCGATAGCAGTTCCTACACCGGGGGCTATTGCTGTACCAAGTGCTGCCCCTGTTGCTGCTCCACCGGCTACACCGCCGACGGTCTTGGCTGTTCTCTTATCTTCTACGGCCATTATTAGTCTCCTTCTGGTTGGTTATCGTTTTGATAAAATGCTTCTACTGTGATAGTCCAAGCAGTAAATAAAGTATAGTCGGCATTTGTATAGCCTTGGACACCTATGGTATGATATCCCTTTAATAGTTCACCAGACCAAAAAGTGGAAAGTCCGTTCCTTGCTGGTGCTGGTGATGGGTTTTCACTCATCGTTCGTAGTCTTGTCTCACCTTGTACCACATCATCTACTACAAGATAAAACCTACTGGAAGCAGAACCTTGGTCTACCCGTGCTGTTGTAATAGGTGAGGCACAAATAGTAAAGTGAACTCTGGCTCTATCCTCTAAATAAAAACTTATTCCTCCGTTCGCAACCCATACATAAGTTGGTGTGGTGGGACTTTGTTTATAAGAAGGTTCAGAACAAATACCTGTTAGTCTTGCTTGTGATGTAGAGTAAGTCTTACCACCAGTCAAGCCTGTAATAAACTCAAAGGTATTATTTGTAATGGTGTATTGACTTGCTTGTAGTTGTTCTCTCGTACAGTTTCCTACACTCATATCAGCATTTGCTATTTGTCCGTTGAGATACTCTTGTACCTCTGAAATATTTTTATTTACTTGTCCGGCATCCATAGTGTCGCCGGCAACAAAAGTATGTGTAGGTGTATAAGCCATTATGTATAGTCTCCGTTCTCAAATATCATTAAGGTGCTATGAAAGTTAGACATCTTTATTCTTATCGCATCTCCATCGGAAGCCATAGCAGGTGAGTTTGCTGCCTCAAAGCCTCTATTACGAGAGCCTACCTGACTAATAAGTAGTAGCGGACCTTGGATAAAAAAGCCTACTTTGTATAGGGTTATTTGTTTTTTACAAACAAGGTTGAGGTTAAGATGAACTTGACTTTCGTGTACTGTTTTAGGACTATCAAAGTCTCCATCATAAGAGATAATAGCAATACCACTATCATATCCAGAGATAGGGTTATCACCAATAGGTATGGTGTATCTATCTGGTTCAGGTGGAACTCCACCATTAAACTCTGGTCCTTTCTGCTCAAAGTAAGTCATCCAGTTTACAAAGTTGTTTGAGGTGTTTATGGGCCAAGGTGTCCAGAAAGAAGATAGAGGGTCGTATGCTGCTGATAAGAAAGCACTATTGATAAGGAAACAACCACGATAGTCTTGGTCGTTAAAGTTAGGATAACCAGTAGTTGGTACTGCTCCTGTGCTTCCTGTTAGGTTTCCGTTCTCTGCTTCTTGATAAGTAAACACAGCATTCAGTCTAATAACATCTCCGACATTTACGGTGATAGGTCCACCAGAAAAGTTAAACTCATACTGACCTAATGACCCGATGTGTGTGAGTTGTGTTTGGCTTCTTTCCAAAGCACCTCTACTCGCATCTGTGTTAAAGGAATATGTTGTCCCTGTGTTCCTCGCATTATTATCTATGGTAGCCCAAGTCTTTAAGGCATACCCATTTAGTTGTAGCCTACCAATACCTTCTGCTCCGATGTTATCTTCGTTGATAGTACCAGAAGCGGTAGCAACATCTGTAAACTTTTCATTAACATCAGCCGCTGTAATGGTTTGGTTATACTTGGCTCTAAAACTTGTATTATCTATTTCACTCATTATCTATACCTATTCATCGCAAATATTGTTCCACCTGACCAATAAGCCATAGGGGCATTTGATAGTGGGTAGGTGGTGGTATCCTCCCTCCGTCCCGTTATTCTCCATCGCACGGATACAGTAGCCTTTTCAGTAGCACACGGAATAACACAAGCCATCCTGTGTGTGTTAAAAGTTCTATACTGCCTGTCTATTTCAGCCACGACATTACCATTATAAAGTATCTGAAATGCTATCCAAGTTCCTGCTTTGGGAATACCTCCTCCACCAGCAAACTCACCACCACCTATCTGATGGTTTATATGAGACCAACAAGAGAACTCTAAAAACATAGAACCCTCAATAGCCTCAAACTCCAAGTCAAGTTTTGTTTTAGCCCAACCACCACCATACTCTCCGTATGATATTCCCGGTGTATCCGAGAAAGGAGAACCAGAAGACTGGACACCATCAATAACTTCTTCTTCATTTACTTTACAATAAGCATAATGGAATGAATATAGAGAACCCTGTGATAAGTCAGCAGGGGCTACACTACCAGCAGGTAAGTTCTGTTGGTTTAAGTTTCCGTTAAGTTCTCCTTTGAGATGGTCGTATGCTTGGTCAAAGGTTTTAGCATCAACGATATTTCCATTTTGTAGTTCTCTGTGTGTTGGTTTATAACTCATTATCTTGTCGCTCCCTGTCGTGTTTTTGTTCTCGTAGCATCAAACTCAATAATATAACCCAGTAGTGTTAGGTCTGCTTGGCCTGATAACTTAAATGAAAACTGGGAACAACCACCTTGTGTAGCAATATCATAGCGAACCCAAGTTAAACCTGACTTCTCCCATACTGCTGTATCAAACTTCGCAAAGTCATCTTCCATTCCTTGTAGTTGAGGTAGAGAAGCATTAGCATATATCTTCTGGTTCTCAATATCAGCAAGTTGTGAGTTGAGACCATCAACATTTATTGTTGTTTTTATGTCTCTGTTCTTAAACAAGTCTACAATAAACTTATTGTTTCCTCGGCTCATAAGGCACAAATAAAGATACTTTGGATGCTTCTGTTGCCCAGCATACCCAAAGGTATGTTCGGCACTCTGTATCTCAAATGTAGGCTGTACATCAGCAAACTGGATAGTGCCCGGCAAACTACCATTTCTCTTTGTTCCGTTTGTTCTACGATGAGAAATATAATATAGTCCTTGGTATTGACCCAAGTTATTAGCAGATGTTCTACCAGCATTTACACCGAAGATAAACTCTCCGTTCTCATCTGTGGTTATACATCCAACTGGAAAGCCTGTCCTTGTAGAAAACTCCAAGTTGTCTGTGTGGAATACTACACCTGTGTTATTTATGTTTGCTCCATCAGAAGCAAAGTAAAAATGAACTTCTTTCCATAGGGGACTATAAGCAGCACAAGCCTTATGAAGCATAGAGTTATTCATTCTATCAAATACTTCTTGTAGTTCTTTGCTTATTTTATTTATGGTAAGTTTCTCGCCCCCTTTGAGACCACCATTTAATACATAGATACCATCATCGGACAAGAACATAAGGCCAATACCGGGCACCTCTACTACGGCATTAGGACTTTTACATCCGTAGCCTCTAACGAAAGGTGTATAGACGAAGCCGTTTAGTGGGTCTCCCGTAATAATATCAATACCTCGTTCACGAAAAACTATAAGGTTATCGTAAAATGCTTTGAGTGCTTTTACATCTCCGGCATTTCCTGTACCAACATTAAAAAAGTCTAATGCTCTAAACTGGTCCGGTGCTCCCGGCACAGAATAGTAGACCACTCCACCCTCTCCTACTCCCCCGTCAAGGAACAAACAGTTCTTAAATGTAGCGGCGAACCTTGCCGTGCGGGCTGGGAATACAACACTATGGTCGTCTCTCGGTGCTAATGACCCTAACCTACTATCCGGTGTGGTATCAAAATAGGTTTCATCAACATTATTATCTATCTGGTCAAGGAAGTAATATACTTCTTCCTCAACTGCTGTGTCTGTTCCAACGGCAGTAGGGTTATTGCCGAGGTTTTTTGTTCTGTAAAGTCTTCTTGCTACAACACCTTCTGGTCCTCTTGGGATATTATCTAACCAAATAAAAAACTTTCTTGTGGTTGATGAGGTCTTCCAAGCAACTGGGTTAGACCTTGGACTGATAGGACTTTCACTTCCGTTCTCATATACCCAAGTTAGTTTGTATCTAAAAGAGTTTTGGGCATCTTCTGTTGACGAACCAAGACCATAGTTTACATCAAGGTCTCTGGAATAAGAAGCATCAACAGCCGTTAGTGTAGCAAGTGGTAAGTTTATATTCTCGGTTTGTGTCCTATCTGGTTCTTCTCCTGAACCGGGTGTTATGTTATTAATATCCCACGGGTTAGGTGGACTTGGGTTTTGTTGGAAACCAAGTGTTCTTGTTTTCTTTCCATCGTATAAGATGGGTTTGTCTCTACCATTCAGTATAACAAGGTAGCGACCAAAAGGTTCGTAGTATGTTCCATAGTCATTCTTTGCTGGTAGTCTTCTGTCTTGACTATCCAACTGGATAGCATCATTAGGGTTGCCTTGGAACTCATACAAGCGAGAATAGTTAAAGGAAAGTCGTTGTGCTTCCCATAATAGTATGGGCTTTGCTCCACCGTGAGTAGCCCAGTTAAATACAGACAAGACAACATTATCATCGTTAAAGGCATCGTAGTTTGATGAACCAATAATATTGGGGTCAATAGGTTCCCAACCTATTCGTGTGTCCCAACCTTGTGTTGCTGGGTCTACACAAACATTAACTAACTTGGAACATTTCTCTGGGTTTTGCGGTTCTATCTCTGATAAACCACCGAGTGAGTTTACTATTATTCTCGCATCAGTTTTCATTTATTATCTCCGTGTTATCTTGATAAACGGATATTTGTAATAGTCCTCAAACTGACGGAAGCCTTGTTTAATATTTAGTCGTGCTCTCTGTGATAGATAGCGGTTCTCTATTTTAAGAAGTTCTTGTTGTGCCTTCTGTGAATAGAACGAGGCCATTTGAGCATTATTATGTTTATTAAAAATATCCACAAGAGTTTTGTAGCAAAGAAACAAATGAGTATCAGAAGGCATCTCTGGGATGTCGTCATCACTTTGTAGTCTTGCTGGTCTGAATATATATCTAACGGTCATAGACTGGTCTTGGTCCTGACGAGGATAAAGTCTTATTCGTTGATATGTTCCTGTGTGTTGTTCGTCTAACCTTTCTTTATCTGTAAAGTCTGTATAGTCAACCTGTATCCCTGATGTATTTGATAGACTTGTTCCCGGTGGGATGTCTTCTTCATACATAAGAAAATGCTTAAACACATCTTCTGGTGGCTGAACATACACTCTCTTTTGTAGTCCAGAGTTAGTATCGGAAACTTCCATTTCTTCTACACGGATACTATCACCAACATTTCTGTTAGTTCCAGCAGTCATCGTCATCGTAGAACTTTCTGGTAATACTATTTCTGGTGAGATACCTTCGTGTCCGTAGATAACTCCACCTTTATAGAAAGAATAAGCAGCCTTGTAGTCTCCTGCTATGTTTACAGTATTGGCTCTGGCTGTGGTATCTATCGTAGGTTCTCTGTGTGGTGGGTCAAGATGGAACGGGTCAACAACAAGAAAGTCTGTTGGTGTTCCTACCTCATCCAAGTCAAGAGAAAGTTTCTCATCAAGGAACTTTGGGATGTTATAGAAAGGTTGTCTAACATCTGTTCCTAAACCACGAAGACCGATAGACATAACTTCTACACAGTCTTTCGGCATCAATATCTTTCTATGTTTTACTTTTATTTTTACATCAGTTTGGTTAATACCAAATGTAAAAAGTCTTTGGTCCAAAGAATAAAACTTTGGGTCTTTCTCTGGTTGTCTTACATTCAGGGTAATATCTACACCTGTATATGAGACACTCTCAATAATATATTCTCCAAGTTCCGAGGCTGTACCTGCTGAACCTGAAATGAACTCAACCACTAACGGAGCACCGATGTGGTAAAAGTCTGTGCCCTTCTGGGCATTTGGTATTACTATCTTACCAGCAGCAGAGGTCGTACATTCCTCAAACACTTCATCTGCTTTTGCTACTAACTTTATTTCTTTCTGTGAGTATTCCCACGGACGGTCAACAAAGTGAGCCATATAGTTTTCGTTGAGGGCATCATCAACTTCTTGCTTATATGTCTGAACAGAAGGGTTGTAGTCCAAAATGTTTGAGACATAGTCTCTCATATCTGATAGTTTCATTTATACTTGCTCCAATAAATAGATGGGTTCAGGGACCCGAAGGTCCCATCCCCCTTTTGTTTTAGTCTATTAGTATGACTTTAATACCCATACATCTGCTTTGTTTGCTGTGTCGGCTTCCAGAGCAATAGCACATTTTACAGCACCAACCGCTCCACCTACATCAACATTAACCGAAGTCGCTGTTGTTGTAATGTTAGAAGCACCATCAACCGCAAGGTCAATACTTGCTTGTGGAGTTAACCGACCTGCCGTTGACGACAAGATAAGGTAGTCTCCCTTCGCAGTAGCACCATCAACATTAGCATCAGGGGCAAGTCCCTCTACAACTACTTTTACATATTCACCACTCGCAGCACTCTCGGAAGCAATACCACAGAACACAGAAGTGTTAGCAGCACCACTATCAAGTTGTTTTACGACAGCAAACATTTGAGCAATAGTTGACTGGGAAAGGTCAAAGCACACGGCATCACCAGCGGTAATGGCTTCACCAGCACGGAATACTTCCAGTACTTGGCGAGCACTTTGTGTAGCACTATCCTCTCCGACGGAACTTTCATCGGAAGCATAGACTTTGTTTATATATCTTACTGAACTCATCTTTATTTCCTCCTATTAGTTAGATAGTCCGTCTACGATACCAGAAGAAGCAAGATGGTCAAAAGCCAACTGGGTTCGTACACAAATATAAGCATAGCGAGAAGCATAACCCGTAGCATCTACAAAGTCAGTCATCGCAAAGTTAGCATCACTATCAAATACCATCTTCATAAAGTTAGTATTGAGAATGTAAGCATTAATGTCGTTAGTACCATCAGAGGTCAAGTTGCTGTCCATAAATGGGTCAACGAACATACGAGCACCGTTAAAGGCAAGAGCCAACTTACCACCATCAAGTACCGCTTCATCAATAAACCGCTGCTGGTTATAGAGTTCTGCTTTATAGTCCTTGTATAGTTTTGCCGAAGCAAGGATAAGGTTAGGTGCTGAACCATCCGGAGTTCTGGTTTGAGCCTGAACATAGATGTCTGTTAGAGCAGCATTAATAGGGTTAGTACCACCACCAATAGTAGCATATTGGTTTTGTAGGTCATTCTGGAAAGATGACTTGGCCAGTCCACCAACAGAGTTAGTTTGAGTACCAAAGGTCAAGGTTTCCATAAACCCTGTGTTAATACCAGAAGCAGCCGTCCCGTTAAGTGTAAGAAGGTCTGATAGAACTGATGATGTACCAGCAACAAACTGCTTCTCAAACTCTCGTTTAAGCATACCCATTACAGACTTCATACGAGCCTCGGCAATAGAGATAATGGCTCTCTCGCCTTTATTGGATAGTTCTTCCTTTTTTGTAATGATGATAGGGGCAACAGCATCACACCAGTTAAAGGTTGCTGTTCGCAATACATCTGCGGCTGAAAGGTTAACAGGTTCATATCCGCTACTCAACTGTGTAATGGTTGAGTGTTCCGCAAGAATAAGTGGTCGGTCAAGTTTTTGTCCGCCATCATAAGTCTCAACACCACCTGCGGCTCGTATCTGGTCCAATAATGGGACCGCCTTAAAAAGGTTATCAACCTCTTGGTCTTTTAGGATACGAAGTGTTGACGACAGAATATCATTAGAAATAGCCATTTGTCTTCTCCTATTCGTTAAGTTTGACTAATATAGTTTTTGTGGAGTATTCCCATAAGGAGTTCCTAACCTTGTCCACGGGTGGGGGTTATGATGCTTTGCGGCTTTGGAGCCACTTGTAGACGGCATAGCCGCCTTGCTTACGGACTGTTTCAGGGACTTTGTTGGGGTTTGCTCGTTGAGTTCCACCAACTTTTAAGCCATATTCTTTCGCAGCCGCCTTATAAGTTTTTAGTTCCTTTTCCAGTTCCTGTGCGGTACTGGTAGCCTTCTGACCTTTCACGATGTAGTATGCTCGTTCCAAAGACAAACTTTCATCAGTCATCAGGAGTTTGGCGATATCGGTTTTGTAGTCCATCATATCTGGATGGTCTGCCTTAAACTGGTCCAACTTCGCCTGTCGCTGGTTCAGTTCATATTGGGTTTGTAAAGGCTGTACCATTTCTTGTAGTCTCTTTGCTACCTCGTTCTGAATACGAGCCTCAACAGAAGCATCATCGTAGATATCCAACTTTACTTCTTGTTGTGCTTGTTCATTTATATTCTTCACGAAGTCAGAGTTTACAAGGGCTTGCCTCTCCGCCTCCAAGGCTTTCCGTAGGTTGCTTAACTCTTGGGTCTTACGGGTATAGTCTGCTCGTAAGTTGCCCAGAAGTTTTTTAGCATCTTCTGGAAGTTCCGATAGAACTTTGTTAAAGTCTACACCTTTGTGCGATGAGTTTAGTATCGCATCATCGGTTTGTGTTTCAGCAAATGTCTGAAAGTCCACTTGTTCGTTATGTACCGTGGTTGTATCAGTTTCAGTTGCTTTTGTTTCGTTATTAGCACTTTCGGCAATAGCAGCCTCATTTGCTCTCATTTGCTGTTCCGCTACATTTAGGGCTTGGTTTATCCGTTCGCCTTGGGTGTCCCAAGGTTTATTGGTACGGGTACCTTCTACTTTTATTGTATCGTTCATAATATTTTATCTCATCCTTCTCATAAATAGTTCTTCCTCGTCAATAACTTCCTCTCCCATTCCCATTTCTGGTGTTTCTTGTTGAGCCATCATCTCATCTTCCAGTTCATCTTCGGTAGACATTATGGGGTTCATTTGTGATAGAAACATTCGGAAGGTTTCATTTTGTGCGAGGGCATCTACTTTACCTGCTGCTTCTTGTAATGCCCGGTCATCTGTTAGAGTTCCGAGGTCAATAACGAAGCGGTCAAGTCCAGCATCACTTGCGGCTTGGTTTAACATCGCTACCGCCTTTACGATGTCCAGAGGTAAAACACTTTCATCAGCCGTGTAAGGGTCAATAAACCGTGCTTCTTCTCCAAATAGTTTAAGTGCTTGGTTAATGGTCTGACCAAGAGCATTAAGTCCAGTAGGAGTATAGTTTCCTTCTGGTGCTGCTTGTCTCATAGCATTATCAAAGCCGCTTTCCAACTGGGTTGCTTCCAGACTTTCTGCCTGAACTGCTACCGCTTCTGGTGGAGCAGACATATCAGTCATCTCCGTTTCGGATATTTGTAGAGTATCCATCTCTGCTTGTCTTGGTCTTGGTCTTACGGCCATAGTTAGTCTCCATTAATGTTGTCGTTTAGTAAGCCATCTTTCTTCATACGAGATACAGAGAATACTTCTTCCAGTTTTTCTCCTGCCTTTACCCGCTCAATATCTGACTGGTGTTGGTTCATCTCGTTTGTTCTGGCTTCTAAAACTTTTTCTATTCGTTCTGGGTTTACATCGTTGATACGACGAAGCCCTCTGCTTTCTGCTACTTTATCTTCGTGTGCTCTATTCTTTACAACCATACCCAAGTCTCTGGAATAATAACTATCTCCACAGGCTGATGTATTAATATAGAACGAAGCACCTGCTGTGAGCATCTTGTATACTTGACCTCCACAACCTTTCAGTTCGTTGTCTGTATTGTCTGGGTCAAAACACTCTTCGTGTCCACAGAATATTTCTTCTTTTGTTGGTCGGAGGTTCCCACCATCACCTGTCCATCGGTGTAATACTTCTTGGACAAGGCCACAGTCTTCGCATTTATATTTATAAAACGGCATTTAGTTTATCCTTCTTCCCGTAGGAACTGTCTAATATTACCTGTACCAGCATTTGCTATTGCTTCTTCTGGTGAGGTTTGTGTAGGCTCAACAGCATTTGCTTGGGCCATTTGTTGTTGCTGTGCTTGTAGTTGTTGGATGTTTGCTTCCGCATCGGTAATGAAGTCTTCTGGTAGGTTTAGTACCCTTACTACCTCTTTGAGAACAGACATCGCTGGAACTCCAAGGTTAACCAAGGTTGGTATATTCATAAGCAACTGGTTCTTACTTGCTATATCAGAGAGAGGTGTAGATGCTGTATCATTAGCAAATACTTGGAAGTCTCCTCGTAGGTCTTCTGGACCAATACTTAATACTTCACCTTCTATCTGTATAACTTGTGTAGGTTCATCTTCTAAAAATGTAGCCAAGACAGACAGGTATGCTTTTGCTAAACCTTCTATCATCGCATCTCGTTCTCTCGCCATCCTTCCTATTTCTGATGCTGTATAAGAAGCGAGAGCAACAGCCTCCGTAGCAGTAGTTCTTGTGCTCTCTCCCCGAGTGAAGGGAGCCATAAGGGAACCTTTGTTTTTGTCTTCTTGGACATTCTCATAATATCTATCTAACTCCGGTGGTGTTGGGTTTTGAGGTACAGCCCTCATTACTCCTTCCAAGTTTTCTTCATCAACCTCAACAAACAGGCCATCAATACCTGAACATAGTTGAGCCATTTGTTCTTCGTCTAATGCTCCTGACTTAACAAGATACTGACGAGAGGCTTTACGAACTCCATTCGCTTGGAAGGAACGAATAATATTTATCTCAAATAGTTGGTCGTAAACTCTTTTCATCGCTGAATAACCATCCATAGGTTTGGATGGGATGCGGTTATAATATAGTGGTACTATTGGGCATACGGGCTTTCCGTATTCGTCTCTGAAAGGTATGAAGCCTGACTGTAATACTTTGTTATCTCTTATCATATCAGGACAATAGAATGTAAGTTCATCGTTCATCATATCATACATTTCTATTATCTCAACATACTCGGCATATGTTCCACCATCTGTGTCTTCGTATGTAGAGTTTTCGTATTTTGAGAGATACTCTTTCTTCTCTCTTGGTTGGAACTGCTTGTTTCCAAACTTGTCTTTTGCCTCATACAAGGGCATAAAGTACCTGTGCCCAATAAACCTTTGTCGGTCCCAACGGGGAGCATCTCGGTCAAGGATAACTTCCCAAGGGCAAAGCGACACAGGACAAACCTTATCTAAAAGTTTGCTATCTCTCATAGGCACTAACTTAATAAAGGCCATAGGAAAGATAAGAGCCAGACGAGATGTATTTTCTATCTCACTTCTGGTTTTAAGTAGAAAGTTGTTAGCAAGGGCTTGTGCTTTCTTTACTATACCTGTTGCCTCAATACCAAGTTTCATAGAAACTGCTGGGTTCTTTGAGAACAGAGAAGCAATAAAGCCCTCTATGTATCCATAACCATCAGAGGTCTGGATATTAAGTTGTGTGTTTTCCATCGCATATAAATAACCTTCGGCATTACGGTAGTCCCAAAAGTTCATCTTATAAGCATTATCGTATCGTTCCATTTCTTTTTTAAGTCTGTCCCAATACTCTTCGTGTTTGTGTACGAGTGCTTCTATATCTGCTGCTTTCATTAATATTTTCCTTTTCCATTACCAGACCGAACATCCCAAGGTAATGCTCGTTTTGCTTTCTTTGCTCGGTTTTTTCTTTTGACTTGTTCCATAAAAGTCTCTTTAAGGTTAAAGACAACATCTATCGGTATGTCTTTGATAGCATAATAGGCAAGAGCCATACTAACAACAATATCGTCGTGTCCACTTCTGGGATGACTTGGCTTATCGTTGATGTAATAAATAGACCTCATTTGCTCTATTATCTTTTCATTTAGCCTTATTATTCTTCCATCGTTGATAGTTTCTCTCATTATCTCAAACAAAAGAGGTCTGGTTCTTTTGCTTGTTAGGAAGTCTTTACCTTTCTCATTTTTCCATAGATAAGGGTAGCCCATATCTTTTAACTTCCATAGAACCAACTGACCTATGTTATTGCTCTCACATATGATAGTAGCATCGTTCCACTTACAGGCATAGTCAAATATCATTTCAGCAAAGTTAGCAGGTGCTATCTCATTAGACCAGTAGTGAGCAACAGGCTGTCTCGTCTCCATAGATACTACTGTAAAGGCTGAATAGTCTTCACCTACACCAGCAGAAGGGTCAACACCTATAACATACCTACAACCTGATACAGGCTCTCCTATGGCTTTGTATGGGTTGCCGTGGTCTCTTAAAGGTTCTATCCTATCAAGGGCTTGTGAGTTAAAGTAGTTCTTACCACTATTCCTAAATGCTTCTTCTACTGTGGCTGGATATTCACGATAAAACTTTTCTTTACCCAATACTGCTATTTGCTTTCTTCTCCAATAGAGTTGGTCATCAGTCCAGCCCCACTTCTGGTGTAAGAGTTCTTCTTCTTTTCTTCTCTTAAAATATTCAGGAGCAGGAGAAGAATAAGCATCGTGTTCATACCAAGGAAAGAATAATAACTTCCAACCATTATCTCCGTTTGAGGATATGGTTTCCATAACAAGTTCGTGGAACTTATCTCCCATAACATTTGGTGTGCTCTCAATAACTATCTGACCCTCACCAGCAGAAGCAAGAATAGTAGCAAGCAACTCCTCTTGGTCTTCATAGAAAGCGAACTCCGAAAGATGTAGAGCATCAAGTTGATAAGAACGAGTACCTCCTTTTCCACCTGCTGTAAAGCATTTGAGGGTTGCCCCACTATCAGCGAAGACCATTTCTGTTTGGTTGCTCTTTTCCAACCTTCTCTTGATGGGGTAGTTCTTTTCATAAGTTTTATCTATCCTGTGTAGGTTCTCTGTTGCTCCTTTGGTGTGAGCAATACAAGCATAAGTTCTGGGTTCTGTATCAACAAAGGCTTGATGATAAAACCAAGCACGAAGAAGAGTTGATATTCCTAACTGACGAGCCTTTAATACTATGATGCGGTCGTGTTCTTTAAGAGCATCCAATAATATTTCTTGCTGTTCGTTCAGGTCAAAGAACGACAGCCGTTTTGTATTCTTATTGTATATGGTTAATGACCGCAGGAATATATCCGGGTCATTTAAGACAGCGGTGCTATTCATTTATGAGGCCAGTTTTTTTTTCTGTATTTGGTCAAGTCTATCAAGGAACTCTTGTTCTTCTTGTTGTTCTATTTCTTTGTCTTTCATTTTCTGAACATCTTTAAGCAAGGAAGTTAAACGAAGGATGTGGTCAAAAGAAAACTCTTTCAGTTTCTCTGGGTCCTCCTCCAAGTTTCTTACCATAAGGTTCAGCATATTCCACAATACGGTGTCTATCTCTTTGCGGATAATACCGCCCTTTATTTTTTTCAGAGCACCTGTGTATGTTATTCTACGGGGCATAAATATCTCCAAAGTTCGTATAGTTTATTATAAGTAGTATATACGGACGAATAGATACATTTATTTAATATTTTTTTTTATAAAAAAAAAGACCCTATTGGGTCCCTCTATAAAATGGCTTATATTTGCTTTATTTCTTCTTCTAATGTCTCACCCTACCCAATACCCCAAGAAACATTTAGAATGTCTTTAAGGGGCAAATATGGGCTTCTATTTGGGTAGAATATTACTGTTCTCCTCTGGGTCCCTACACCGTAGTTCTACCAGATGGGTCTACCCCCTCCCATATAATATAACTCGCTGCTGCTCATAAGTCAAGGACAATATATGTCCGGCTGCTATGCTCCCCCACACAAGGGGGATATAGGCCGCTGCTCCCTACCGCTACTGGGTAATGGTGATGATATACCAGTCCTTATCTCTGTTGCCGTAGCGAACATTAAGATAGGGGAACCATTCGGTAAACTCATCGGCATACATATCGGTATGCTCCCATAGGAACTGCTCCATATCACAGTCATCAGGCATAGCATCGCTTGGCTCCAAGTGTATTATTATCATACTATCATCGGATAGGATAACTCTGACCGATAGCCACTTCTCTGTGATGTAGTCTTTGACTTGCTCGTAGGCATCGTGTAATGGGAATATAGGCATTTGCTGAAACATAAGAACCTCCTTGTTGTTTTGTCTTACTCTTATAATATAACACGATGGGCTGGATAGTCAAGTTTTTTTTTGTATTATCTCGGACATATTATGACCGAAACTTGTTGATGTTTTGTTGTTTCGCTCTACTTATAATGCGGACATTTATTGACCGAAGGACAGATATTGACCGGACAGATAATGTCGTGAGAGAGCAGCGAAACACAGCGATGTTTCAGCGGTAATGGTTGCGGTATGGTTGAGGATAGCGGGGAGATAGGCGAGATAGTAAGGAGAGATATACTACACTTATTATCCCTTATAAACCCTTTCACCCCACTTATCCTCTCATTCGCTACTCATTTGGGGTAGATACATTCACCTTGTTATGCCCGTCAGGGACATATACCAAGTGGGTTTTGCCGTCCTCAATAAGCATATAGTTGATGCTCTCAAAGAACTCTTTGGCTTGCTTGCGGTGCTTTCGGTTTCGCAGTTTTGCTATGCGAACCTTACCGTTTGACTTTGCTACGAGTTTGGCTAACTCTGACTTTGTATTCCATTTCATAGAACCTCCTTGTGTTTTGTTCTGTATATATATTATAACATATTCTGATGGGTTCGTCAAGTAAAAAGTGTAAGTTTTTTTACAAGAGATAAAGGCAAGGGGCTTTCGCCCCAAGCCACACCTGTTGTTTTACTTTACATTTACATAGACAGACCAGCAGTCTGTTGGAGGTATGATGCCTAACAGGGCAAGCATCGTAGATACTTCGTTGGTGTTCTCAAAGTCCATACCATCTTCTTCTTGTGTGTGTATTGTAGCACCTGTTTGGGCTAATGCTTTATAGAAACTCTCTGATGTACGAAGGAATACATTATCCCATTCTACCACATCACCTTCTTCGTCAATAGCATTTACACATACCTTTACAGAGTTGGGCTTTGTATCTCTCATATCATAGTAATACATTTCTGTGTATATCTTTGCCTCACTCATAGACTTTACCCTCTTGATGTAAGGTTGGTAGTCTTCCTCTGTGTATTGATGTTCTGTTCGTTGTTCTTCCAGATAGGCTACTGTATCTATTGCCTTTTGATGGTCTGAATATATCTCTGTCTTCCAAGAGAAGGGGCAACCTCTACCTGTGATACGGACAAGGTATAACTCTTGTGGCTGTGTATCGGGGTGGTTGTGTGATAGGCTGTCCTTATACTTTTGTGTTCGTGTCTTATAAACACACTCGCTTTCTTCTATAATAGTATTGATGTCTAATGATAACATATATCCTCCTTGTTTGTTTGTAAATGTTATGTATATAATATAACGGGTTTGTTTGTATCCGTCAAGTATTTATTTTATTTTTTTTGTGGTCTCGGCTTATTGCGGTAGACCATTAGCCATTCGTGTTGCTTTGTTAGGGAAAAAGAATAGACAGAAGAACTCTGTGTCCGTAGCCATCATAGTCATAGCAACATCATTCCACTTGCCTGTTGGTCTTGATGTAAAATGTTTGTAAAGTTTTGTTGACTTGTGGTATGGTTGTTTCTTCTTTGCGGTTGCTGATAACATCATTTGCTCAAAGTTTCCGCAGTCTGATGGTGTGTATTCTACATTCCATTTGTATTTGGAATAGTATTTGTTAGCATAAGCAATAATGTCTTTGTAAGTTTGTGTTGTAAGTTTCTTCATATTTCCTCCAAGAAATGTAAATGCTTTTTGATGAGAAGCATAACTCATATATATAATATGACCTGTTTTGAGTGAAAAGTCAAGGACATTTTTTGTCCGTTTTATATTTTCTACTCTTGTCTGTGTAGTCGGTAGTGGTCTTCGCTATTGTTAAAGTCTGTGGCTGATGTATAGCACTCACCCATATTCTCATTCCATTCCTCTAACCATTCCATCAAGTCATTATCATCACCGATAACTGATGGTTCTTCGTTCGCATCTTCTATGTCTGTGAATATCCACTTGCCTGTGCCTATGGTCTTCGCCATATCATACATAGCCCTTGCTTGTGAGCGATGACCCAAGTGTTCTCTTGCTTTATCTATCAACTCATAGACAGCCTCATAGAGATAGCCACAAGACCAGCCCTCTGTTATTACACCGAACAACTCGTATTCATCATCGTCATTCCAAGCATCAAAGTCTATGCTCTCGTACCATTTGTTAAAGTTATCAAGAGAACAACAGATAAGATACTGAAAGTTTATGCTCTCGGTGTGTGGGTTAAAGTCCATAAAGCCATACACATCTTCATCGTTGTATTGTTCTTCCAAGAATACTTTGAGTTTAGTATCAGCGGCTGTGATGTAAGACCAAGTGTCTTTACAGAATACAAGTGTTGCTTGTGTAGGTATTAGGTTTGTATAGTTATTCATATTTCCTCCAAGAAATGTTTTTGCTTTTTGTTGAGAAGCATAACTCATATATATAATATATTAGGTTTTGAGAAAAAGTCAAGTTTTTTTTTTAACTTTTTTTTATTCTCCTACAATAGTGGGCTTACTAACTGGATAGTATCTCCATTAATAATAACCTCGTTGCCTTGTATGTAGCACTCAACATTAGGTTGGACTACCCAAGTAGTTGTTAAGAACCATTCCATACGATGACCTGTTATGTCGTTGTTGATGATGGTAATATCATAGCCACCATCTACTCGTTCCATTTCCATTTCTACATTTGGAAAGGCTGTCTGTGTGAAGTTCCATATCAAGTCTGCTTGGTCGCACATATAGTCAGCCAGTTCGTCGTGGTCGTAGGACACAACGATGCCCCCTTCCTCATTCATATACCGAACCATAGGTAGTTCTTTGATATGAAAGAAGTTTCGCACATCCATACATTTGAGGTTTCGTAGTCCTCGCTCAATACCAAAGTAGTGGGCGGTCTCTCTTGCTTGCGACCACATATCTCCCTCGTCTTTATATCCAGCATCACCATCGCTTTCCTCATAGGCATCCCACCAACCTGTGTCTATGGTTTGTAATATCTCTATGACCTCATCAATAGTATGTACTTGGTACTCCAACACATCTGTATGCTTTCCACTATCTCCAAACGGATAGGTGATAAGTGTGTATGGTTTGGTTTGTAGTTTTGTTGCTGTATTTGTTTTCATATTTCCTCCAAGAAATGTTTGTAAAATGTTGTGTAAGTTTTTTTCTTACTCTTATAATATAACGGGTTCTGAAAATAAGTCAAGTTTTTTTATTAACTTTTTTTTTCTTTCTGCTGATAATGTAGTTTTGACCTCCGCTATCGTTGTCTACTACGATGGGTTCACCATAGCCCATCAGGTCGCATAGACCTTGTGCGATGGGCTTGATGGTTTTAGCACCGCCTACATATTCTATCTTATTATCTATAATGATATAATACTTTGGTTTGTTCTCGCTCACTATACCCCCTTTGCTTTTAGTATCTTATGATACATAGGTGTATTGATAAGGACAGCCATAGCCAAGTCATTACGAACCTGTCGTCTCACAAGGGAAGACAGAGCCACTACTGCTGGCTTACCGAAGAAAGACTTATCCATTACCTGTGGGTCATCGGGATAGGTGGTTGCCTCTGTGATGGGTAGGTTCCAAGAGTATTCATTTCGCTTGGACTTTATCTCTTTGTCTCCCCACACTACGGACACTTGACCTTGTGCTGATGGTAGGTTGTCGTAGGTATGGGCTGTGATGTGTAGTGTCTCACCTCGTCTTGATACAACTGATGTTGTTATCTCGTATCGGTCAGCACCATTATACTTATTACCTATCCAGTCCTTCTGTGGTATACGGAGCAAAGAACCTTTGAGTTGCTTTTCCACCATAGATAGTACGGCTTCTTCCTCGTCTTTACAAGCGGGGTCAAAGGCATTTACACTTGGTGCTTTACCAAACTCATAGTAGTGTAGGTCATCAAGACCATAGTAGTTCTGTCTCTCGTTGTAAAGAACAGCCAGTATCATAGGAGCATTTGGTGTGTTCTCTATGAAGAACATTAACTTGCTGTCTCCCATCAAGTCCTCATAGTTCCTCGTAGGGTTGAGGGTCATAAGGTTTGTACCTGTTGGGTTGTCTTCGTGTAGCCACATCATCCATTCGTGTACCAAAGTCTTCTTGTCTTTCTTAAACTCTGGTTGTAGTTTACCCATAAAGTATTCCAAAGCATCAACAAACTCATTCTTAATAAGAAAGTCTACGAACAAGTCAGACACATTATACATAGTCTTATTGTTATCTTTGATAGCGGCTTGTACTACTCGCTTCATCTTCTTATACTTCGGCATTAACTTTCGTCG